AAGTACCTAAAAAGAAAAAGGTAATTAAAAAGGTAGCAAAGTAAATAAAAATTTATGTAGATAAATGTAGCTAGATGTAGTTAGGATAATTATAATAATTAATACTTTTCTATTGAAAAATATTAATAAAATGATATTAATTCATATCTTTATTTGGTATAAAATTAGACATATAATGATATATTCAATATTATATTACCTTTTTTGCTTATATCAAATACATTTTTTGTATTTATTTGTGGTAAACCTTGATTGTATAAAATTATTTGTTGATTTGGTTTCATAACTAATGATTCGCTGTCAAAATATAATGAATTATGAAAGTATACTGGTTTATTCCATATATCACATATATTATATGAAAGATTGAATACCAAATTATTATCTATTATATGTACATTATTATCTAAATCTGGTATCATTTTTATCAAATATTCCATATTATTTATTTCGTATAATAATTCTTCATGCCATAATGGTATATTTACTATTGTATTATTTATAGTCATTTTATATACGTTGTATTGTAATAAATCATTGATTGATGGTTGTAATATTATGATCTTTTTTTCTTTACGTTGTTTTATTTGTTCAAAAAGTGCTTGTATTTGTTCATTTATTTCAATTGTATCCATATTTTTTAAAATAAACTCCTGAAATTTCAATAATAATTCATATTTCTCTCCATTACATAACATTGTATATATATTTTTTATATCATGTATTGTCATTTGAGACAAATGTTTACGTAGAAAATCACATATACTATGTTTTTCATTTGGTTTATTCACGTTTTCTAATAAAAATTCATATGCTTCTTGAATTTTATGAAAATCCTCTTTATTTCCATTTCTATCTGGATGATGTAATAATACTTGTTTGCGATATTTTTCTCTTATTTCTTTATAATCATCGCACTCAATATTCAATAATTTTTTTGCCTTTTCATAATCCATGTATTTCTTTTAGTATATATATGAAAATATTTTCTAAATGATAAATTGGTCTATAGTTATTATTGTAATAACTAATGTTTGTAAATAATTTATTATTTATATTTGATATTTGTGATTTGGTAAAGTAATCATTACTTATAAAAAAATTATAAATATACCAAATACATTCTAATACATCCAAGTTATATGTAAGTATATCGTATATTAATTCGCGAAAATACATGTATTGAAAATCTGAATTTTTCATAACATCTATTATTGGATCGCATATTTTATTGAAAATGTCATATTGTAATTCATCTTCTTTTTTATTTGATAATACTTTTAATTCTTTTATATTTGTTATACAACTAGTATCTACATCTACTTTTTTATAATTATTATCATTTTTATGGATTTTTTTATAGAATGAGTCAATGTCTTCTATTTTTGTATAAGAAGGTATTATATTTTCATAAAGTTTTTTATCTGGACGTTTTATGTTTATTGTTGTAAATGATTGTAGTATATTATTTGGTAAAAAACTTATATGCTCTGTTATTATTATAAAATATAGTTTTATATTCTGATCTATACTCACTTGCTGTACATAACTATAAAATATTTCTAATAATTCATTATTTATTTGATGGAAATTTTTACACACTAAGAAACCCACCTTTTCATTTTTCATCATTAATATATCAATTATCTGAACAAATGCTTCATGAAATAATATTTTGGCATTACAACCTAATATATTCATATCTAATTCAAAATGTATATCACTCATGTGAAAAGTAAAATCTTGTTTTTCTGAATTAACAAATACTTTGGTTTCGTATTTTAATTTACTTGGACTGTAATTGCGCAACATATATAGTACTTCACTGTATTTACCTACTCCAGATGGACCAAAATATATAAGATTTTTCATTTCTTCATTTTTTTCTGGAAATTTTATATTCTCTATTTCTTTGTGAATATTATATTTACTTTTTGATATAGTATAATCATCAAATGTTGTTTCATAATATTTCATTATGTATTATGAAATATTATGTTTTTATATTTTTTAACGCACTGTTTATACCAGAGAATATTTAATCAATCAGCTTCCTGAATTCTGGAAGATCCATATCATAAAAATAATTTCCACTATTATTGACAATAGATACCACTTCTGTATTACTTGTAGTTTCCATTTGTGGTTCAGATTGAGACACGTTTGCTAGTTCATTTTCTAATTCCTCTTCCATATTACCAGTACATGCACCTCGTGTAACATGATTATATTGATCGTTTGTTTTTAGTTTATAACGAATTATCTTGAATAAATCATATGAATCATTGAAAGTAAAATAACTCATTACGTATGTTACTAATATTGAAATCGCACTTATATAATTAAAATTATCATTGTCATTTGACACATATGTATTTAATGTACTATCCATTTTTGTTCTTTTTACTGTTGTTAACATTATGAATGTTGCTATTATTAATGTTATTACTGATATTAACATCTGTTTATAACGATGAAGTGAGTTTCGATATTTTTTGGATAGTTTCATTTTACCTATAATAGAATCGCTATTTAATGTATGAATAGTTACCATCATCATTATTAAAGATAATAATATTACCATTATTGGTATACTATATAATGTATATAATTGAAATAAACCTCCACCAGATTTCTTCGCAGGCATTGAAAATAAAATGTATACCACGATTAATAATACATTTAAAAAGATAGCATTAATTTTAATACGAGATTTTAAATACATTAATATAAAAACGAATAACATTACTATTAATAATAAAAGAGTTAATGGATTCAAAAATAATGATACAATACCAGATGTATTTTCTCCAAAAATTTTTGAAAAATCTATATTTAATATATTCCTATTTTCATATAAATCTAATATTAATTTATAACCACTCATTGAAGATAATAAAAATAATAATATAAACATCAAACCTTCGATATTTTCAAATAATAAAAATATGAAAAATATAATGTACAATATAATTATTGCTGTGTACAATAAAAAATTCAATTCCATTTATTATATTGTTATATTATAATTTTCTTCCAACCAATTTAATAACACTTCTTTATCACAATACAATAAACTTTCACGAAATTTTTTTGTGTTAAGGAATTGTGGTTTTATCATTTTATCTGTTTTATAAAAAATATATAAACCATATTTACCTTTGCGTATACTCAAATCTGTGTTTATTTCGCGCATTATATTTGCGTTCGATGCCTCTTTAAATACATGCTTTATATCATCGAATGTAACTTGATCTACGGGTTTGCGTAATTTAATTGCTTTGGTATTTGATCCCCAGCTCAAATAATAACCGTATTTACCATTTTTAATATATAGTGGCTCACCTTCATGTGTTCCCAATGAGATATCCTTTTCCAATAAATCGTCTAATGTATATTCTCCTTTCTTCAATTTTTCTAAATCTATTTTGATTTTTTTCACTGACTTAAATACTGGATCTTCACCTTTCGTTCGCAACACTGCACCGTTCTTGGAAAACATGAATACATGATGTTCATCTATCTCATATACTTCTTTTGTTAGATGTTTCAAAGATTTTGATAATTCCTTGATTTTTTCTTCACAATCATTACATATTTCTGTCCAATTATTTGAGTCTTTGACAATGACATCCAATTTCTCCTCCATATGTTTCGTATATAAATAAGAAAATAGTTCCTCGAAATGACGTAAAAGAAACTCCATGATCAATATTCCCACTGGTTGAATCACCAATTTATTTTTTTCTTGTCCTATGATTTTTTCAGTTGTTTCAAAGATTATATCTTTATTCATTAAAATCAAGGTTTTTATATCATATTTTTCACCTTCTATATCCATCTTCTTCACATAATTACGTTGGACTATGGTATCGACAAAGGTAGCATACGTTGATGGGCGACCTATCTCCAAACTCTCTAACTTATTTATCAATGATGATTCACTATAATGACTATGATGTTTATCAAAGTGTTCTACACACATCACCTTATTGTGTCTTATTTCTTTGATTGAACGAAAGAAAAATAATAATCCATTGGCTTCACTTTGAGCTGCGTTCAAAGATTTGTCTTTAATAACACGAAAACCTAAGAATCTTGGTATTTCTATTACATATTTATAATGTAAATCATTAGGCGCACTAATCGTTATGTCATATATATCATATTCCGCTTCACTCATCATACTCTCGATCGTATGTTTATAAATCATATTATATAATGTATTTAATTTACCATCTTTGTCAATTGTCTTTTTATCTATATCAGTCACTCGAATGGCTTCATGAGGATTATCACTCTGTGCTGTCAAAGATTGGATATTACCCACGTATTTATCACCATATAATAATTTAATATGATCTTCACCTATTTTTAGAAAATCTTTACTATATTTCTTATTTTCTGTTCTCATGTATGTAATGTGACCTTCTTGATACAATATTTGTGCCAAACTCATGGCGTCTTTCGGTGATAAATTCAAAGAATTATTACACATTTGTAACAAAGAAGATGTATTTAATGGAGGACTTGGTTTACGTTTCGATTGCTTTAATGTTCCAATTTTAACCGAATAAATGAAATCTTTGCTCTTTGTCAAAAAATCTGTACATTCTTCTTCTGTATTCAAAGATTTATTTAATTTACATTCAAAGTTCTTATTTGTGAAATATCCTATGACTCTGTATTGCTTTTCGACATTCTTTGATAACATTTCTTTGTGATTATCATATATTAATCTCAAGGCCGGTGTCTGACATCTACCTGCCGATAAACTATTATTTTTATCATTAAATGCGTATTTCCATAAATACGGGGAAATTTTGTATCCAATGATCACGTCGAGCACTTGGCGCGCAATTTGACTTTGGACTAAATTCATATTTACCGTCTTTGGATTTTGAACGGCTTCTAATAGAGCAGTACGGGTGATTTCATTGAAAATTATGCGTTTGGTTGTGGTCACATCAAGTCTGAAAATATCGCAAATATGCCAAGCAATGGCCTCGCCTTCTCGGTCATCATCACTGGCTAATATAATATTTTCTTTGTCATATTGGTCCATGATATTTTTCATTTCTTTCACATGCGTTTGTTTGTCTTCCATGATTTTGAATTCTACATTGTAGTCTTTGTATGTATCTAAATGACGCAAATGCCCTTTAGATGAAATACATTTGTACAAAGAACCGAGAAATTTTTCTATTTTGGCACATTTTGATGGCGATTCCACTATCAATAAATATTTAGAACTGTCTTTGCTGAATTTGAAAGATTTTGCTGTCTTATACTTGCTCATTGAATATTTATATATTATTATTTCTAAATAATAATGTATTTATCTCTTAATTCTTCGTGTTCTTCCACCTGTTTTAGGGTTAGGGTTATAATATGGGCCCTGATTTGGTAGTTTATCAAATCGTCCTTGTGATACAATAAAATCAGTGTTTCCAGTTTTTTGTCTCATAGATTCTTGATACCTCCTCCTTGCCTCCAAATGTGCTACTTTCGCAACTAAAATTCTTTCTTCCTTTGGATAGTCCTCTTCTTCTCTATCTCTGGATCTGGATCTGGATTTGGATTTGGATCTGGTTTTGGATCTGGTTTTGGATCTGGATCTGGATCTGGATCTGGCTGTTTTTCCATATGTTTGTTCTGCAATTGACTTCTGGTGTGATTCTTTAACCTCTTCCATTTTTTTATTCATATTTTTCCCTATTCTTTCTAGATTTTCAATTTCACTCTTACGTATTTCTATTATTCTTTCTAAATTACCAATTTCACTTTCACAAATATTAAAATATTCTTGTTGTTGTTGTTTACCCTCTTTGCTTGTAGAGGCTTGTTTACATTTTTCTAAATTAGCAAAAGCCGTATTTATATCATCAAGTTTTGTATCCGCAAGAGAAGGTGCTTCTTTACTACCTATATGTAATTCCATAATTATATATCATATAAATAGAAATTTTTTAAACAACTGGAAAACTTGGATCCATAGCAATACCGCAAATTCCTGGGTCATTCATAGAATCTGAACGGCCGATCTTGACATATCCATCTTCACCCCATGAAGTGCTCCATGAATTCTTAACTAACCAATATTCGACTCCATTTTCTTCGCCATATCCTACAGTTAAAACACCATGATCTAATTGAGTTCCGCATTCCGGCGAATCTAAAACACCATTGGAATACATTTGGAAATAACGAGTATCGGCTTCAATTGCTACGGCAACTGGTTGTTGAAATACAGCATTTTTCAAGGAAATTTGATCATTTGGCTTAACGTCGTAACACTTACTAATTTGGGCAACAGGATCACAGCTCATACATTCGTCATTTGAGGTTTTGGTTGTACCTGATACATAAGGATATTCACTTAAAGCACATTGACCATTCTCTATTACATACTTGAAAGCACCTTCCATTTGTCCGCCATTACAACCATGAGAACCATACTTGTATCCAGTCGCGCAATCCACCAACTCTTGCTCAGATAAATCGACTAAATAGTTCTTGTAAACAGCCATAGCTCCCTCAATTGCGCCAGTAGCACTGAATGTCCAACAAGAACCACATTGTCCCTGGTCTTTAACGGATGTAACAGCTCCATCGGTAACCCAATTCTTAGCATCAGCTGCACCATTTTTATCATTTTCATAGGCACTACATCCGTAACTTCCTACACGTGCGCCGCCGACATAAGCAGCACGATATTCTTCATTTGTCAAATCGGTGAATTGATTCATTCCCAATGAAAAGTTGCTAAAAGTATTCAAATTGTGATCCAAAATAAAACGCATATTCTCTCTGAACACGGAAAATCTGTGCTCAAACTCTTCGATTGACCCGTAAACCTTATTGAACTTTTTCTGGAAAAAACCGAAATCCTTCCAAACATTTTCCGACTCTTCCTCGTAAATGAATCCAATATCGTCATTTGATGAATAAGAATTTGTGTCGTAACACCAGACACTAGAAGATAACAAAAAGAATAAAGCGGTAAATAATATACGCATTATATTATTTAATTATATTTTTTCTTTATATTGATCGTAATAATTATACTATTGAATTACCACTAGCCTCAATTACTAACTCTTTTTTTTCTTCAATCACAATATTAGAAGGTTCTATTAATTCTTTTTTATTTGATTCAATATCATTTTTAATATTATTTTCATTATGTGAACTTATTAATGGACTATCTTCACCATTATGTATTTCTGGAATTGTAACTTTAAGATTATCAAAATTTATTGGACCATTATTTATACTTTTTAAATCTATCTCACGAGGTTTATTTTTTGATTTAGTTTTACTTGTATATTTCATATCTTCTGGTACCCTTGCTAATAAATCAGTACTCATTTCAACATCTAATAAGTTAGAAGATTCGCAAAGTTTTGTATATAGCGAATATTTATCATTCAAAAATTCTTTACCATCATCTAAACGATTTTCACGTTTTAACGAAAGAGTTTTGTATAAATTAATTGCTAAAGTGTAAAATTCTTTGGATTGTTTTAATTCTAATTCCATCGATGCCTGAATTCCCAAATATAATTCAAGTGATCCAATTATACCCATAATCATACCAATTAAACATGTGATACCACTAATTATTTGTTGATCTAAAACTGGTTGTAAACCGACTGATGCTGTACTATTAATAGATGCTAAAATAATTACAGGTAAACGAAACCATTTACCATAAGATTTAAATAGGTAAAACCGACGTCTATGATATTCACTTAAGTTTACACAATTTACACGTAAACGTTCACAAATCTCTTCTATCTCATCACTCCAATGATTCATTTCCATTATATATATATTGTATACAAAATGTTTTATGTTTAGGTTATTGAAAATAAAATACCTCTATAAATAAAAATGAATTTATTATTTTTTACTATATTTTTAATTTTAACGAATGGATATAAATTTAATTTAAAATTACCTGAAAATTTATTTAGATATGATGAAAAATATAGTAATATAATATTACGACGAAGTAAATTGGTATATAATTATAATAATTATACCAAATTTGAAGAAAGATACAATGAAAAGGTATTTAATTTGACACCTGCTGGTATTAATGGATTTTATATGTTGGGAATAATTAAACGTATGAATGAAATTTATAATATGAATGATTTTATTTTTTCAGGGGCTTCTGCTGGTGCTTGGAATGGATTAATTTTATGCTCATATAAACGTAAAGAAATTTTTAATAATATAGAAAATAATCCTGATTTTTTCAATGTCAAAAAATTTAATGAATTACAAACATTTATGAAAAACTATTTTTTAACAAATTATAAATCTAGTGATTTTAACTTTACTAAACTTTTTGTAGGTGTTACACAATATCAAGGTTTTCATATGTATACAAATATATTTTCTGATTTTTATAATTTAGAAGATTGTTTAGATTGCTGTATTGCTAGTTCACATATACCACTTATTACTAATGGTCTGATACAAAAATATGATGAAAAATTTACATTTGATGGCGGGTTTAGTAGTAATCCATATATTAAATATGGTCATGTTATTGCGCCAAATATGTATAGAGATTTAGATGATGGGTTAAATGCTGAAAAGGACGCAATGAAATTGTTTAAAGATGGTTATGATGATACAGTAAATTTAAATGAAAAAAATTTATAATAATTTTATATAAATGAATATTGATTTATTAAATCAGTTTATGTTGTCTATATTTTTTATTTATTTAATTCTAACTAGTGCAGATATAAATTCATTACTAGGTTGTTCTACACAAAGATTGCTTAAAAAATATATATTTATAAAGCATATAATTTTGTTTGCGTCTATTTATATTTTGACATTTATTTTGGATTGGTATACACCAGATTCAATTGTAGTACACAAAGAAGGATTTAATAACGAGAATAAATATGATTATTTGATTTCATCTTTGAAATATAGTGTTATTATTTACATATGTTTTATTTTAACTACTAAAATGACACCATTTTACTTTTTATCTTTTGTATTTTTAATTATTATTGCTTTTTCAATATATTTAATTTTAAAAGTGAATATTGTAAAATCAGATATTCAATTAGACATTATTAATAAGATTTTTTTGAATAGACAAGATGTAATTGATATGAGTGAAAATCAAAATAATTATGATTCTATCACTAATATTTTATATTTGTATAATTCTTTGATTTTTGTATATATTTTTATGATTTCTTTAGTATGTGTTGGATTTTTTAAATACTATATTAAACAGCACAATTCTAAAGGAAATGATTTTGATATATTGAAATTTTTATTTGGAACTAATGCGTGTGATCATAAATAAATTATATTTATAAAAATTGATTTTTTTTTTAATAAAATAGCTTTGTATTATAAATATGGATTCTATTGATAATACACAAAATAAACTTGATGGTCGTCATAGTGCTCGAGCGGATGAATCTGTTCGTATAAAAAAATTAGGTAGATACATGAATGATAATACAGAGGTTGGTCGTAAAATAAAAGATGCGTATTTTTCGAAATTTGGAAAAAAAATTATTAATGTTTCTCTTGCTGGTAGTAATAGAGATCATTATGATATAGTAATTCATAATGATGATGGTACAGAAATGCGCGTTGAAGAAAAACATAGTGAAAAGGTTTTGGATAAAAATATGGTTCCTTGGAAATATAGTGTTCAGGTACTTAATGGTGTTGGAAATCACTATGAGGTAGGTAGAAAATATGCTCGTATATTTTATGACACTATTATTTCACAGCTAAATTGGCGTGATTTATTAAAATGTGAAGATGTTCCTGATGTTCCTTCATATGAAGAATGGGTCAAAGATGCGTTCAGATGTGGTGATCCGAAAACACTATTCGTTAAAAAACTGAAAACATTATGTCGAGAGATTTATGGACCAAAATCTTCATTTACTGGACAAAATGGTACATTAGATGTAAGATCGATATTACCTGAATTTGAATTAAATGAATCAGAAACAACGCAATTCTTATTAGAAATTAATGCGAAATTACAAGAAGTTATGTCACAAAAGGATTGTTTCCTTCAAACTAAAGGTAATATAGAGGGTGATGATTTTGAATTTGTCTGGCGCGAACGCGTAGAATGTCCTGAATTTACAAAAATACAAATTAGACGAGAAAAAGATATATTTATAGACTTATATAATGATAATGGTGATAAATTCACTGGAATCTTACGATGGGGGAAAGGATGTGGATTTACAAATATTAGATTCGATGTTAGATAATTTTCAAATTATTTATATAGGAATAGTAATCCTATAATTAACATCATTTTTTCACGAACGGGGTTCGCACAAGGGGAGTATCCCCTTGTACCCTAAAATATAAATAAGAGTCGGTGGAGCAGCATTTCCGATTTGTTTGATTTGATCTTTAATGTTTCCATGTA